ATATAGAGCGTTCAACAGAATCGATTTGTGAGGACGCACGTGATGCTTGACGGCCAGCTTGTTCGGTTTCATTGCCAAACTTCTCAATCTCGTCTCGCGACTTCTTTACACCGCGTACAAGTCCATCGTTGTCTGCTTTAAGTCTTAAGCCAACTTCGATATCACTCATTGGGATGCTGCCTTATCGTTGAGTTCGTTTGAAATAAATGTCGCTAGCTTTCTCAGCAGAACATACTCTTTGGGTGTAAATTGTCTTTCAGACATTTGCGCGTCAGCTTGAACTGCGCTGACATCTAACCCTTGATATCTTCCACCCCAAAACTTGAGTAGGTGCCTTACTTCGCTAAACCAGGCAATGACTGGCATGTTTTCACGAAATATTTCAAAGTCTGAGTAGTTTGACATCGTATCAATTTGCTTTTTAATGTATTCAGGCTTTGCGCCCAGCGCTTCGAGCTGCTCACGCAACTCCTTAACTTCATCCTTTTTGGGGCCGTGCCCATTCACCCAATAATGGGCTGCCCCCTCTAGTTTTTTTCCAGATGCCCAGTGGCCGCTTCGTGATAGGCTCTGATATAGCCTGCGCGAACGTAGCCAAAGCTTTTAAACAGCCGTTGCTTATTTTCTTCACTGGAGGGAACGATGCTTCCGTCTTCGAACTTAACGTCGCGGCCTAAGTCCTTAACCACACGGCAGAGAAAGTCGACATCCGGTTTTGTCTTCCACGTGTCATATTCCTCAGGCTCAAGGATCTCAAAAAGTGAAGAACACTCTCTAGGCTCGGTGGTGCCGCCATCAACGCTTTCGTGAATAGTTACTGGCCACCAGATTTCTTTTTTGGCTTTTAAAACGAACGGCATGCTTTTACCTTTAATAAGTTGCCTTCCTTGGCCGTGATTAATCGCTGACTCCGTTGCTCAGCGTCTTTGACGCCCTACGGGGCACGTTGTATTAGCGAGTAACGAGCTGGCTGTCGTTGCCACGAATAACGCGGTAACTAATATCCCAGGCCTGTTTACCTTTCACCTCTGCAGGGCTGACCGTTAAAATCTGAACCCCTGTGCTCTTTTGAGCGACAACTTGGCCCTCATTAGCGCCGTGGGTAAGTTCGAACGGGATGATCACGCCAGACAGCTGTATAGCAAATGGGTCGAACGTGCTCAGCGTGGGTGTCTCAATTATCCATTTACCCTCTTCGTTCCAATCGTTAATGAAAATTTGCTTACGCTCAGTTCCTTCGTCGTATTGAACGTCTTCATTGCCGTTAAGCTCGTATTCATAGAGGTTGAGTGCTTGACCATCTAGCGTAAATGTCGTGTTGGTATTGGACATGGGCAAAGGATCTGAAAACTCGCTGAAATCTGGTTCAGGCGGTGTACCTTCCAACGTGCCCCCATACACACCTTTAATTTCAGCGGTACCCATGAAGCGTTCATTAATTTTGCCTGCGTAGGAAATACTCGCTTTACCTGCTAATAAGATGTGATACATCCCTTCCCAGTAGAAATAGATCGTACCGTCTAACTCTTCAGATGCATTTTGAATACGGTTGTGTGACACCTCAGTCGCCACATCCGTGTTTTCATCTTTACCCGATAATTGCACCAGAGATGACCAAGCTGCAGGCGAAGACGCTGTTCCAGAACCAGCCAACTCAAAAGGCGCTGTGATACTAATCATTTCACTGGTATGGATGACGGGTTGTCCACCGTTCCTGCCGTCGTCAATGTCGCGACTAATTTGTTCGGTTTCTAAAGGCTTTACGCTTAGGCCCGTGGTCAATATGGCTTTAGGCGTTGCACCTGCAGCAATATAGTCAGTGCCTGAAATATCACTGTCTCGGCGTAGCGCCAGCAAAATAAACTTTTTCTTTTCCTTAAACCCTGGAGTGATACTCATGATTTCTTCTCCTGTGCTTTAGGCTGCGCTTTAGTTTCAATTGGGCGGTCTTCAACAACCACGACTTTAAGCTTTGGATGAGCACTAATTTGCGCGCGTTTGCCGTCGCTTAGCTCACCCGTTTTAAACTTGTTTTCACCAGGCTTAAACGTTACGGCTGCACGCGTAATATCGTTGTCGCTGGCGTTGGTCACTATGATCATGTTGCATTTCCTCTGTACCAGGTATTGGTTGAAAATCTGTCTATCCACCAAAGGCCATCATTGGTGAAACCGATAAGGTCGCCATTCCCCAAAATAACGCGCTCATGCTCATCATCAGGTTTCCAACCAAAGAGAACGTCACGCAATGTGTTGCGCAGGGCTTCTAGTTCTGCCAATGTTTTCTCACCCGTTGGGTCGTTTATGGCCCGTAGGCCGATGACCACACCAAACGTGACAACAAACTCCTGAAGCGGACGGCCCATATCAACGTCGCGGCTGTTTGCCATGGGGCGATTGCTCACTGGCACAACGAACGCGGCGTTATTGCGATGTAGTGGTTGGCTCATTGCTTTTCGCACGTTTGCGGCGGTACCAACCGCGTCAAACAGGTTAGCTATTCTTGGCTTAACCAAATTCAACATTAGATAAACCCCTTTGAGTTGGTACGGCTAAATACGCCTGTCTCACTCTGGATTTGAATTTGGTCGTCAGATGCGGGCGACTCGTTGCTATCTGATAGACCTAACCGCACTTCGCCTTTCCCCACCGACTTTAAAAAGTCCATCGCCGCCTTGTTGTTCTTATCGACGGTTTCAGGAACGGTGTGGTCGTACATATTGAACCTGGCGATGTCAGCGCATATTTTTATTAGCACGCTAGGCACAACATTAAGGGGCAGGGTGTAGCGCCCACCCAAATAGCCGTCAATCAAATCACTTGCATCCTCTATGGCGGCACTTACTGCTTGCTCGTCAATAAAGCTGTTATTGTCGCGGTCAGTAAGACGTAACAGTTCATCGGCTCCGTAACGGTCAATTAAGTTGTCAGTAGTGCAATACGCCATAGTGATGCTCCGACTAGCGCTAATTAGGCGCTAGCACCCGTGCCTTTGGTTGTGCTTGCTTTAGCCGTAGCCGTTGCTTTCGTTCCCGTCGACTTGGTAGGTTCGGTTTGCGAAGCAGTCTTTATCCCTTGCGTCTTTTCTTCAGCGGCGGCAGCGGTGAGCGCGGCAGAGATAAGTGAGGTATCAACGCCTTCTGGGATGGCATCGGACTGCATTTCACGGACAGACAGCTTTTTCTCTTCGTGAATTTTGTGTAGCTGCTTATCTGTAAAGTAACCTTCAGGGAAGGCTTTTCCGGCATCGGTAAAGGTTGTGCCGGCACGACGAAAGGAAGGCACACTTGAGGCGATAACTAATACGGCAATAGCGAGTTTTGACATAACGTTTCTCCAAAACAACTGGCCTTAATCTAAAAGCCAGTTGTAGTAGTTGTAGTGATTGTTAAGGTTCTAGGTATTCAGGCTTAAAGGAAGTCAGGACTTAGGACTGTAAACTTGCCCTTCAACTCGTTACTTACCGTCACGCCGCCATCATTAATTTGTTCGCGTTCGTTAATCTTGGTAGCGAGTTCGTGCAGTGATGACGGCACCACCAACGTTAACTTGTTCTTACCTAAGCCCAGTGAGCGGCCACCGTCTGCTTTAAAGCTGCGGAACATATTGATGGCTTCCCAAAGGGTCTCGGAAGTCAGTTCTTTTTTAACGCCGATAGCCATTTGCCAAAAGCCGTAGCCCACATTGCATCGACAATCTACGCCATAGCGGAAAACCTTATTCATGAATACTTGTTCATCGCTAGGGTTATCCATGGCCTGAAACTGCATGCCTTTTCGGTCTTGAAAGATAAGAGGCTTTAAGCTTCGCGAGGTATCTAGCAGATACCAGGCATCACCTGTGTAGCCTGCATCAATGATTGCGTTAGAAAACGAGGTGTCTGCGCCGCTGCCATCTGCTTCAGCATTTACTGGGTGGTCGGTATCAAAGAAGTATTGGCCGTCGTAACAGGTAGACGTGAAGCCTGCACCCAACAAAGGGAATACCAGTTCGTCAGGGAATACAGACGCCGCGTAACCCATTTCGTCCATCATGGGTGAGTACACGCCCAGGTTATCGTCTTCAATATCGTTTCGGTCTACCGCTACCGATGATTCAAAGTCCTTGTTAGTGATGGTGTAGCCGTGTTCTTTAATTGACTTAAGTTGGCGCTCGCCAATCCATTCACGGAAGCCTGGCCATTGACCTAACCAGCCGTACGTATTCGATTTGGTTGAGGATGGAACGATTGTGGCCACGGCATTATACATCGGCATGCCACGGGTTTTACCGTCTTCAAAGTTTTTACGAAACCCAGTGCGGATTGCGTTTAATACAGGTGAGGTAATAATAGCCATGTGCTTTATTTCTCCAAATTAAGTGTGTGGTTAGGCGTAGAGCTAGTCTTTCTTAAGCTCGATGGCGTAGTCTTCGTGGGAAATGCCCAGTTGGTCTGCAACAAGCTTTTGGTCAGCGGTAAGGGCCGCAACGCCGTTTTGGTCTTCACCGTCTGGTTTCTTTTCTTTGGTTTGTTTACCACCAAAGGCGTCCACGCTTGCGCGGCCATCAAGCTGTGCTTTAAGCGCTGCCATGCTACTTTTGCCTAGGCTACGTAAATAAGGCAGCTCCGCTTGCGCCACGAACTTGCCGTCTTTTTGGGCCTGCTCAATAAGCTGGTCGACAGTCACCGCACTGTGGTTTGCCGATAACGCTGCTAGCTCTGCTACCACGCCGTTATAGGTGTCAATAGGCACATACTCGGCTGGGTTAATACCTTCTTTGGCTTGCTCAACTTTTGCCGTAAGCGCGGCAATTTGTTGGTCGCTTTCCGCTGCGCCGTCTAATTTGGACTTAATTTCGTCAAGCTTGGCTTTCACGCCTGGCTTAGTTAACTGTGCATGTAATGCAGCAGCATCGATGTCGGTAGACGGGGTAGTAATACCCAGCAGGTTAAATAGCAGGGCTAATGCTTCGTTCATGGGCGTAGGCTCCGATGGTTGGTTATTAACGTTTGCATGAAGGGCGGCAGCTTGACTCATGCCCTTTACTGCTGGGTCATTAGTGAGTGCGGCGCTGTGAAGGTCTAACACTTCACCTGTGTGTTTGTTGTAAATGACGACGGGGGAGTAATATTTGTACTCACCGTCTTTGATGTGCTTTCGCGCGGTTGGCGTGAAATTAAGCTGAGCGAATAAGCCTTTGTCTTCTCGCCATTCGAATTTATTACCCCATGCACTGGCAGGGGCTTTAGAACCGTTCTCTTTGGCAAGTAGTGTTTGGTGGTCGTAGTCGACAAGCAGCTGCTCGCCAGCAACGGCTCGCGCATTTAATTTCGCAGCAAGGGCCTCGCCTTTGGCATTGTCAATGCG